GTGTACGGGTCTGGGGGTTTTCGCCATGGCTGGGAGGGGTCCGGCTCCGAAACCCGCACATCTTCGCCAGCGGCGAAACANGAANGCNGGGGCAGCGACCTTGACGCCGCCGCCCGAAGGCGAGCGCCGGCGCGTCCCGACCCTTCCAAACCCGGACGGTCGCAAGTGGCACCGGCTCACCAGGGCGTGGTGGCGGCGAGTGTGGCAGTCGCCGATGGCCAGCGAGTACCTGGAGACCGACCTCGATGGCTTGGGTCGACTGGCGGTCTTGATTGACGACTTCCACAAGGCGGAGAGCGCCAAGGAGCGGCGGGAGCTGCTGCAGGAGATCCGTTTGCAGGAAGCCAGGTTCGGCCTGTCACCCGTGGACCGAAGTCGGCTGCAGTGGGAGATCGCCAAGGGCGAAGAGGCCGAGCGCCGGCGGCCGCCCAGGCCTGTGGAGGATCCGCAGCAGCAGCCGGCGGATGACCCACGGGCAATCCTTCGGGTGGTGAAGTGATGGCCATCCTCATGGTGCCTGATGACGGCGACCAGTACTGGCCGACGCTTGGACCGCAGGTGTGCGAGTTCATCGAGCGCTACCTGGTCCACGGCCCTGGCGACCTGCGTGGTCAGCCGGTGCGGTTGGACGACGAAAAGCGGGCGCTCATTTACCGGATGTACGAGGTCTACCCACGGAACCACCCGCTGGCCGGCCGGCGCCGTTTCCGCCGGGTGACGCTTTGTTTGCCAAAGGGCGTGGGCAAAACCGAGCTGGCGGCGTGGATCGCAGCCTGCGAGCTGCACCCCGAGGCTCCGGTGCGAACCGTGGGATGGACGCGGGACGGCGAGCCCATCGGCGGCCCCGTCACGGACCCATACATCCCGCTGGTTGCCTACACCGAGGAGCAAAGCGACGAACTGGCTTACGGTGCGCTGCTGGCCATCCTGCAGGAGTCGCCGCTGCGGGATGACTTCGACCTGGGGCTGGAGCGCATCATGCGCCGGCGCGGCGACGGTAAGGCGGTATCCCTGGCCGGCGCTCCGAGCGCCCGAGACGGCGCCCGCACCACGTTCCAGGTCGCGGACGAAACCCACTGGTGGACGCTACCGCGGCTTAAACAAGCCTACATCACCATGATGGCGAACCTGCCGAAGCGGCGGCAGGCGGACCCGTGGATGCTCGAAATCACGACGGCGCCGGAGCCAGGCGCTGGGTCGGTNGCCGAAGATTCGCTGGAGTACGCCCGGGCGGTTGCCGAGGGGCGGATCAAGGAATCGCGGCTGTTCTTCTACTGGCGGTATGCCAGCGAAGACAACCCGCTCGAAACGGAAGAGGACGTGCGCCGGGCCGTCATCGAGGCGTCCGGCGCTGCCGCGTCCTGGCGGGACATCGACGGCATTGTGGATCTTTGGCGCGACCCGACGATGGATCGGCGCTATTTCCGCCGGGTGTGGCTGAACCAGCTGGTCAAGGGCGGGAAGCAGGCGTTTGACATCGAGAAGTGGCGCCGGCTGGCCGTGGCCGAATCGCCGGTGAAGGACGGTGACCTGATCGTCATCGGCTTTGACGGCGCCATGTTCCACGACAGCACGGCCATCGTGGCCACGCACGTCGAAACCGGCTACCAATGGCTTGCCGGCCTGTGGGAGCGTCCGATTGACGCCAACGGCCAGGAGAAGGAAGACTGGCAGGTGCCCGTCGACGAGGTCGACGCCGTCATCACGGACCTGTTCGAGCGGTACGAGGTCTGGCGCATGTACGCCGACCCGCAATACTGGCAGTCCTGGGTGGCGGCGTGGCAAGGCCGCTACGGCGAAGACAGGGTCATCGAGTGGTGGACCAACAGGCGGAAACCCATGGCCTACGCCTTGGAGTCCTTCGCATCGGCGATTGCCGAAGGAAGCCTGAGCCACGACGGCAACAAGGACCTGGAGCGGCACCTGGGCAACGCCAGGAGGCATGACCTGCCTTTCCGGGACGACGAGGGACGGCCGCTGTGGCTGATTCGCAAGGANCGGCCGGACAGCCCGCACAAGATCGACGCCGCCATGGCCGCCGTGCTGTCCTGGGAAGCCAGGAAGGATGCCATCGCCGCCGGCGCAATCAGCAAGCAAAGCGCTGGGTTGTTCGTGATTTAGGAGGGCAACGATGCGGGACCTTCTCCGGCAGATCAATGCCCGTGACGTTCACTTCTACGCAGGCGTCGGCCTGGTGGCGGCCGGGCTTTACTACGTGTATCCGCCGCTGGCGCTCATTGCGCCCGGGGTCGTTTTCCTCTACGTTTCGCTGCGAAGGGTGTAGCGCATGGGAATCCTCGACAGCATCGAACAGCGGAATACGACCCTGAAAAGCGCACTGAAGAACGCGCCGGACTGGCTGGCAGACGCTCTCGGAGGCGCACCGTCGCCAGTTGGTGTGCGGGTGACGCCCGAGAAGGCACTGGGCATCACGGCCTTTTGGAACGGCGTCCGGATTATCAGCCAGACCATCGCCAGCCTGCCGTTGGAAGTCTACGAGCGGATGGATGACGGCAGCCGACGGCTGGCCCGTGAGCACCCGGTCTACCGTTTGCTTCACGTCAGGCCGAATCCGTACATGACGCCGTTCACGTTCAAGGAAATCAGGGCTGCTCATGTCCTGGTGTGGGGCGATTCCTTTGCCGAAATCGAGCGGGACAGGGCGGGGCGCCCCATCGCCCTCTGGCCACTGTTGCCTGACCGCACCGGAGTTGAGGTCCGAGACGGCAAGAAGGTCTATTGGACCATCGTCAACGGTGTCAAGGTGTACCTGTCGGCCGACCGGGTTCTCCATGTGCCTGGACTTGGATTCGACGGGCTTAGGGGCTACAGTGTCCTAAAGCTGTTCCGGGACAGCCTTGGATTGACCGTCGCCGCCAACGAGTACGGTGCCCAGTTCTTCGGCAACAGCGGCCGCCCGTCAGGCGTGTTGGTCCATCCCGGGAAGCTGGACGACGCGGAGCGCGCCCGTATCCGCGAGGAATGGAACCAGCTGCATAGCGGGTTGACCAAAGCGCAGCGAACCGCCGTGCTTTGGGGCGGTATGAAGTTCGAGCCCATTACCATGCCGCCCGAGGACGCCCAATTCCTCCAGACCCGGTCGATGCAGATCGACGAGGTCGCCCGCATCCTGAATATCAACCCGATCCTCCTACAGAAGACGGACGGGGCGACCACCTGGGGGACGGCCATCAGCCAGTTCCTAGTGGCCTTCGCGAAATTCACCATTACGCCCTGGCTCGAGCGGGAAGAGGACGTCCTGAATTACGACCTTTTTACCGAGCAAGAGCGGGGCAGGTACTACTGCAAGTACAACGTCGCGGCTCTCCTGCGCGGCGATTTGAAGACACAGGCCGAGATCTTAGAGATCGAGCGTCGCAACGGCATCATTAACGCTGACGAGTGGCGCGAGCTGACGGAGCGAAACCCGCTGCCGGGCGGGCAGGGGAAGCTGTACTTCATGCCGCTCAACATGGCACCGATTCAAGACATTGCCGACCGACCGCCGGAAAACTTACCGGCGCCGCAGCGGTCTTTGCGCCGCTCGAAGTACACCGAAGAGCGANCGCTAGCTATTCGGCAGCGGCTGCGCGAGGCGCACTTGGCCGCCTTCGAGGACGGCGCACGACGGTTCGTCCGGCCGGAGGTACAGGCGCTGCGGCGGGCCATCAAGAGGGCTATCCAAAGCGGTGATCCGAAGCGGGCGCTGAACGACTGGATCGACCAGTTTTATCCCACCCACCGCCAGACCATTTACCGGGTCATGCTGCCGCTTGTGACGGCGCTGGCGGCCGCCATAGCCGAGGTAGCTTTCGACGAGGTCGGCGCCCAGCCGGTAGCCGTCGACGAGTTCGCCCGGGCATACACGGACAACCTGGCGCAGCGGGAGCTCAACTCCTCCATTGGCCAGCTGCGGACGCTCATCGCCGAAACGGCTGTGGAGGTGCTCGAAGAAACGCTGACCACCCGCGCCGATGAGTGGGAAGAGAAACGACCGGGGAAGGTAGCCGCCAACGAGGTGGTGCGGGTGGCCGCCGGCGCCGCCCGATGGGCGTGGCAAATGGCCGGCGTTGGAACGCTCGTTTGGCGAGCGAACGCCGACGCATGCCCGCTGTGCCAGCGGATGGATGGCCGCAGGGTTCCCACTCGCGGCTACTTCCTCGCTCCCGGCGACAGCATTGGCGACGGCCCGGACCGGCTCGTTGCAACGGAGCCAATTGGTGGCCCACCGCTGCATGCCGGCTGCAAGTGTGATATCGTTCCTGGGTAAGGAGTGAACGCCATGAAGCTCGAGCGAGCAGTCATCAGGACGGAGGTCCGGGCCGCCGGCGAGGGCGAAGGCCTGCGAGTCGTCGGACTCGGCGTGGTCTATGACAAGTGGGAAGAGCTGTGGCCAGGCTACCGTGAGCGCATCCTCCGGGGCGCCGTCAAGCTGGCGCCTGAGGTGCATTCGTATTTCAATCACGACCCCAACATGGTGCTGTCGACGACAGCCAGCGATCCGCCGCTGGTGGTCCGGGAGACGGACCAGGGCTACGAGTACGACTCGCCCATCCCGCCGACGTCCTACGGCCGGGACTTGATCGTGAACCTGCAACGGCGCAACGTCAAAGGTTCCAGCTTTACCTTTATCGTGCCGCAAGGCGGAGACCGTTGGTGGGAGGACGAGAACGGCGTGGTCCACCGGGAAATCCGGGAGCTGATCCTGTACGAAATCGGCCCGGTGACGGACCCGGCCTTCGTTAGCACGACGGCTGCCATCCGCTCAAGCCGGGAGGCATTGNTGCAGGAGCGGCGGGCGGCACTTGTGGAGCCCGAGAAGCCTCTGCGCATTCCGGACCCGGAGGACGTCCGGCGACTGGTACGGCATGGGGAGCTGCGGGCCACCCTCTGACACTGGTAATCGCGGCTTACGCCGATTACACCGTCCGGGCACCGGCTGCACCATCGGGCGGCGCGGGCCCGGGCGAAGAGCAGCGTAACGTCACCATCGGGACGCGGAGCTGCTGGATGCAAAATCTGGCGCCCGCGCTTTTTTGTGCGGGGCGTGAAATGGAGGATGAAGACGATGTCTCTTGCGATGGCAAAAGAATTGCGTGAAAAGCGAGCGAACCTTTGGAACCAGGCGAACGAGATCATCGAGCGGGCGGCGGCCGAGGGCCGGGAGCGCACGGCCGAGGAGAACGAGCAGATCGACCGCATCCACGACGAGATGGACCGCTTGCAGCGAGAGATCGAGCGGCTGGAGCGGCATCACGACCTGAGCCGCCAGCTGTCCGAGTCCGCCGGCGTTATCGTCGGGCTGCAGGACGGCTCCCAAGACGCTGGGTACAGCGGCCGCGATATCGATTCCGTCGTGGACGAGGAGATCCGCCAGTGGCTCCTCAACGAAGACGAGCGCCAGCCAAAGCGCTTCCTGTTGCGCAACGCTTTCGCACCCGAACGTGAGCTGCGCCGGATGCTGCCCGAGCTGCGAGAGCAGCGCGCACTGGGCACCGTAAGCGGGCCGGCCGGCGGCTACACCGTGCCGCAAGGCTTCTACCGGGTGTTGGAGGACGCCATGTTGGCCTATGGCGGTATGCGCCAGGCTCGGACGACCATCCTGCGGACGGCGAGCGGTGAGCCGCTGCCGATGCCCACGGCGAACGACACCGACAACGAAGGCATCATCATTTCGGAGAACCCGAGCACCAAGGTTCCCGAGCAGGACATCACCTTCGGCCAGGAGACCTTGCGGGCTCATATGTACAGCTCCAAGGCGATCCGGGTGTCGTTCCAGCTGTTGCAGGACAGCGCCTTCGACCTGGCGACCTACATCGCGGCTAAGCTGGGCGAGCGAATCGGCCGCGTCACGAACCGGCACTTCACTGTCGGCAGCGGAACCGGCGAGCCCAAGGGCGTGGTCACGGCAGCCGTCGTTGGCAAGACTGCTGCGTCCGCGAGCGGCATCACGGACCTGGAGCTGGTCGACCTGATCCACTCCGTTGACCCGGCTTACCGGGCGCAGGCTGAGTTCATGTTCCACGACGACACCCTCCGGCTCCTGAAGAACCTGCGGGACCAGGAAGGGCGGCCGCTGTGGCTGCCTGGCCTTGCGGTGCGTGAACCCGACACCATCCTCGGTTATCGGTATGTGGTGAACAATCACATGCCGAAGATCGGTGCCGGGAACAAGTCGGTGCTCTTCGGCGACTTCTCCAAGTATTACATCCGGGATGTCATGGACGTCCTGCTGATCCGCTTGGACGAAGTCTATGCCGAATACGGACAGGTGGCGTTCCTGGCCTTCTCGCGCCACGACGGCACGCTGCTTGATGCCGGCACGCACCCGATCAAGGCTCTGCAGCACCCGGAGTCCTAACAGCGGAAGCGGGGAGGCATGAGGGCGGTCCTTCGGGGCCGCCCTCTCGATTGGCGAGGAGTGACACCATGAAAGCAAAGCAGGGGCTCGTGAAGGTGCGAATGACGGTCAGCAGCACCCTGGCCAGGGCCGGCGCCGTCATCGAGCGGCCGGAAGATGAGGCTAAGCGGCTGATCGCCGCGGGGTATGCCCAGCTCTATGACGACGGCCAGGAATACGCGACCAAGGCCGAACTGGCGGAGCTAGCTGAACGGGTCGCAGCGTTGGAGGCGGCTGCCGCGGGCAAGAACGACAAGAACAAGCAGAAGGAGAAATAACCGATGCTGTCACCCGACGCGTTGACCACTGTTCCGGCACTCAAAGCGGAGCTTTCGATCCCAGCGGAGGATAGCTCCAGGGATGAGCTGCTGGCCCGGGCCATCGAAGCGGCCAGCGACGCGATCCGCCGGTACTGCCGCCGGGATTTCGCCCGGAAGACGGTGACGGAGCAGCTGGTCGGCCACGGGACAGCATCGCTGATGCTCTCGCTTACGCCCATCGTCACGGTTGACTCTATCGAGTTGTACGGCGAGCCCGTCCCACTGGAGGACGTCGCCATCAACGCGACGGCCGGTCTGATTACCCGGCGATACGGCGTATGGCCGGAGGCCGCGGCACCAAACGTCGTGGTCACCTATACGGGCGGCTACGTGACGCCGGCGCAGGCGGCTGCGGACTCGGGACTCACCCGGGACTTGCCGCACGACATCGAGGCCGCCTGTCTCATCATCGCCGCGAACAGGATCCAGTCCATGGGGCAGCCGGTGGACGCCCAGATCCTCCAGGTGGAACAGATCCGGGTCCACTGGTCCGAGGGTGGGCGACAGGGCATCCCGCAGCAAGCCGCCATGCTGTTGGAGCCGTACGTGAGGTGGGCGTGATGGCCAAGACCGGCGCCCGAGTGGTCAAGGACGTAAACCGAATCCCGAAGGCGCTGCACCAGCTGAATCGCATGCAGGCCCGGCAGGTCAAGGTCGGCATCTTCGACGACGCTCCNAAGCTGGTGGCCATCGGCGCCATGAATGAATTCGGGGTCGACATGCCGGTGGACGCCGAGCTGCACCGTAAGCTGCAGATGCTGGCCCGGGAGCATGGGGCGCCTACCGAAACGCTGCCGAAGGAAGGCGAGCGGCTGCGAATCCCGGAGCGCAGCTTCCTGAGGGCGACGATGGACGAAAAGCAAGATGACATCGTCGACGCGGCGCCCGAAGAAATCGCCGGCATGATGCTAGGCGAGAAGGACGCCTACCAAGCCATGCTGGCGTTGGGCAAAGAGCTCCAAGGGGCAGTTATCGAGCGTATCCGACAGGGCACCGACTTGGCGCCGAATGACCCGTTCACGGTCGCCATAAAGGGCCACGCCCGGCCGCTCATCGGCAAGACCGGGGTGCTGGAGACTACCCAGGGCATCCGGGTGCGGGTGGTGAAGCGCGAATGATGAAGCTGAATATGGGCTTCATGGCCCGCGCCTTCGGGGAGGCTGTGGAATTCACGGTTCCAGGCGTCGGCGGCTACTACGACGACCGTGGCCGCTGGGTTCCCGGTGGGCCGCCACAAACGGTCCAAGCTGTCGCCACCATTTTGCCCATGACGACCTACGACCTGCAGTATTACGAAGGCGGCACGTACACGACCGAGGATGTGAAGGTGATCGTCGAGGGGCACATTGACCTGCCCATCGGCGCCAGGTTTGAGCGGGCGGGCGCCACGTATGAGCTGCGGGAACTGCGCAACTACGATCAGGTGGCCGGCCTGCGGCGGTACGTGGCAAAACGGCTGCGGGAGGGGTCGGCATGATTGACTTTGACGCCCTCCAGACCCGCATTGTACTAGGCTTGCGGGAGCACCTGCAGCCATTGGGCGTTACGGCGATCATTGAGCGGGACCAAGACGCTCCGGCGCCGCCGCATCCGTTTGTGGGCTTCAAGTGGACCTCTATCACGCCGGAGCCGGGATCCCTGCGCCGCACCCGGGCGGTGGTGCCGGCGCAGGACCCCAAGTGGGCACACGACGTGCAGTACACCTACGTTCGCACACCGGTCATGACCCTGTCCGTGACGGTGTTCGACAGGGACGGGGCACAGATACACGGCATCACCCAGGCGGCGCACGATTGGTTCAGCATCCCGGAGCTCGGAGGTGACTGGCTGCAGCCGACGGGTGCCGTCATTGTAGAGGTAACGCCTATCACGGACCGGGATACGGTGCTAGACGAACAGATTGAGCGTAGGCAAGGTTTCGATGTGCGCTTGCGAGTCGTCGACATCCTCCAGGTGACGGTGCCGACGATTGAGCGGGTGCTCATCACCGGCATGGGCGGCGAGATCGCCCAAGAGATTGAGTTGTGAGGAGAGTGATGACAGTGCCGCTCACGGACGTTGATATCGTCATCACCGACCAGACCCGGCCCCTCANNCAGAGGGGCTTTGGNTTGCCGTTGATTTTCGGGACNACCAAGGCGCATGCCTACAAAGAGTACACGTCCTTGCCGGCCGTGGCCGANGATTTNNAGCCCACCGACCCGGAGTACCTGGCGGCCCAGGCCATTTTCCGCCAGTCGCCCAATCCCGGGCGGGTGGCCATCTACAGCATCGATCGCACGACCCCGACGCCAGGCGATTTGGCCACGGCGCTCAACGGGCTGGTTCAGCAGCACAACGACTGGTATTGGCTCGTGTTCGCGCCACGCCAGCATGAGGAAACCGATCTTGAGGATCTGGCCGGCTGGGTGGCAGCCGCGGGCAAATTTGCCGTTTTCACCAACGAGGCCGGAATGACGGCGGCGCAGATTGTGGCGCAGGCCCAGGCCATCAACAGCGCCCGAGTGGTTTACTTCGCGCACACGGCGCCGGGTGAGTACCCCGACGCGGCATTGGTCGGCCGCATGGCGCCGGTGCAGCCCGGTGGTGCCACGTTCAAGTTCAAGACCTTGGACGGCGTGAGTGAGGCCAGCTTCAGCGTCACAGAAATCGGCCAGCTACACGACGCCGGTGTCATCACCTATGTCCGCAAGTTCGGCGTGTTGCAGACATCGGAGGGCTANGTGACGGACAAGACCTACGCCGACATCCAGTTGGCCAAGGACTGGCTCAAAGCGCGGATGGAGGAGCGGATCTCGCGGGTCCTGTTCGTCAACGAAAAGATCCCATACGACAACATTGGGATCGCCCAGATCGTCGAGCCCATCCGCACGACGCTGCAGCAGGCGACGNCGCTGGGTNTTGTGGCCCGAAATGACGANGGCACCGGGCAGTTCACGGTTCGGGCGCCGCGCCGGGAGGACGTCGACCCCAACGACCGGGCGAACCGCATCCTGCCCGATGTCTACTGGGACGCTGTCCTGGCCGGCGCCGTGCATCGAGTGCGGGTCACGGGTGTCGTTCGGGTGTAAGCGGGGCGCCATTAACGGCGCCCCTTCTGACTTTGACGTGAAAGGGGAATCAGACCATGGCGGACCTTTACGATCCTCGCAACGTGGCGGTCATCGTGAACGGTCGGGAGATTGTCGGGTTCGCGGAAGGGACGTTCATCGAGGCGGAGAGGTCCACGGAACGGTACTCTGCCGACGTCGGGGCAAAGGGAGAAGTCACGTTCGTCAGGTCGGCCGACGACACCGGGACCGTGACCATTACGCTGAAGCACAACAGCCCGAGCAACGCGTTTCTGCATCAGCTTTGGCAGCAGCAGGACAATCCCAACGCCGAGCCCATCACCATTCTCGTGCAGGACCGGAATTTCAATGGCGACGTGAGCGTGTCCGGCAGCGAGTGCAAGATCGTCAACCTGCCGCCATTCTCCCGCGGCGATGAGGTCGAGGACGCCGAATGGCAATTCCTCCTGGCCAACTACGAGAGTGCGTTCAACGTGAACCAGTAAGGAGTGATTCATCGTGGCGAAGCAACCGAAGACCGCGACCAAGACCATTCGTGGGAAGACGTACAAGCTCCAGCACCCCGGCGTGATGTGGTATCTGCAGAACACCGACCGGTCCCGGGACCAGAACGGGGTGTTGCAGGTTGCCACGTACGTCCAGAACCTGCTGGATTTTGTCGTGACCGAGCCGTCGGGTCTCAAGGTGGACGACTTCGAGAGCGTGGATGAGCTCATGGAGGTCGTCCGCGAGATCGAGGCGTTCTTGAAAAGCTGACCCGCGGCTTGCACCAGGT